CCAATATTGCTAATCCGTAATCCAAGGTCAAATTGGTTTTGAATTAAACGCTGAGTTAAATCGGCTATTTGGTTTTGAGCTTGAGCTGTGCCAACACCACCACGGGTTGCAACACCTTGTTGAAGTTGCGCTCTAGCAGCATTTAATATCTGACGATTGACTGGGGTTAACTCACCCCGTTCAGCAGCACCCCGTAATTGAGCGCCAGTTTCTTGATATGGTCTGCCAAGACGAGCTAATTCTTCTCTAGATGCTTCTGCCTGTTGTTGGGCTTGTCTAGTTCTTGATAGGTTTTGAGCCGTTAAACCACCAGTCAATAATGCTCCTAGACCAAGGCGGGCAGCATCTTTTTCTGTGATGCCTAAACGATCCAAAACGCTCTTGGAGGGTGTTTCAGGTGGTAATGTTGGAACTTGTGAATACGCTTGTAAATTTTCAAGGGGTGCATAAGCCGCATCTCCTCTTGTTGTGTAAACAGTTCCATAACCATCTGGCGGCAATCTACCACCAGGATATAGGTCGGGGTATTGTTCTGCGGTTTCTAATGCTAACGATTCAGGTGTGCTTCTTCCAACTTGTACCCTTGAAGATATTTCTCCCGTTGGAGATGATGGATAAAAATCTGGAAAAACATCTTGCGCTGATTGATCCATAATTGGAACATCAAATTCGACTGGATTATAGTTAAATTGTGAAACATCTTCAGGATTATAAAAATTACTTCCATAATCTTCTTGATACTCAGGTAATCCCGTTGACGGATTCATTGATCCTGAACCACCACGCTTCTTTAAAAGGGCTGCTTCTTGAGGGGTAATGTGGGCTAAAACCGTATCCCTTCCACGACCTTGAGAGCGGATTAACTCTGCTAATGCTGGTAAATCAGCACTCAGAGATTTCATTAAAAGTTTAGCCATGATTAACTCCCTGTTTCGTCTTTAACACGCAATGAAGCAATATTCCAAACTGGTCGTGCGGATGTTTCGCCATCACCACCACCGATCACGGGAGAACCAGCTCTTAGCGCTTGGGCTAATGCTGATGATCCTGGTGCGGGTTGCCCTGTTGTAGTCACATCACCGCTTGGAGGTGGGGTTGACACTTGACCTGATGGTGGTTGAGCTTGTCTGCCTGTTGGGGATGGTGCTAAGTTTTGGGCTGTTAATTGCGCTGCTTGACGACCAGCACCGCTACCAATAAAACGAGCTAATTCTGGGCTTAGTCCTGTACTTGTACCAGCAACGCCTTCTTGCCCGTAAAAACCACCTTCTTGGGCTTCGACATCGCCAATGCTGGTATCGGTAAGACCACTTGTTACACCTCCAGCTACACCTCCAGAAACACCGCCAACTAATGCGCCACGCCCAACATCTTGACCACGCAACGCTGATCCCGCTGCACCTGAAGTAGCACCTTGTACAGCACCTCTAGCAACAGCACTTGTGCCAGGTGGTAGTTGTGCGCCAGCAACACTTCCAGCAGCGCTTGTAGCAGCGCCAATTGCACCCGCTTTTAAGACATCTTCTACATTGCCGCCCGCTATGGCAGTATTAACAGCGCTAGTAGCACCGCCAATCGCAGCAGCACCAACGGCAGCCGTGGTCGCTGCGCTAGCTCCAACAACGCCCATGCTGTTCATAATCGCAGCGCCTACCTGTGGTCCAGCATAAACTGTAGCAACTACAGCTACTACTGTAATAATGACGGGTGTAGCTTGACCCATTAGAGCGCTCCTTCATCTAATAACTCTTGTGTTAACTTACCAGCCGTAATACCAGCAGCTAATAGGTTGTAATTAATCCCACCTGGTTGTATGTCACTCTCTGATATAAGATTTTCTCTAATTGCGACCTCAATAGCAATAGGGTACATGGCTGGATTGGTTAGGGCTTCTTCAGCATATTTACCCGCCATAATGATGCGCATTGGATCAATATCTACTTCTTTAATAATTCTGCGTAAGTCGTTCTTTGCTTTTAAGACCTCAGGAGATTGATCTGGAGATTCTTTGCGCTTGATTAAATCCATGACATCCGTGTCAACTTGTTGCGGTGCGTCATTTTCCATTTTTTCTGGGGAGGGGGAGAGTGGTTTCGTAGCCATAGTTTATAGTCCAAGTCCAGCAGCAATTTGTTGATGAATATAGAGGTGTGAAGCGATCCAATCGTAGAAATCTTCCTCGTTATTGAAGTCCACATCGAGCATATTAAAGGGGTTATTAAGCCCTAAAAGGGTTGAAAATGCTTGATGTTCGACCTGGTGAGCCAATAACCAGTCATCTAGGTTGTCCACGCTAGCATCGGTGATTGGATAAATGGGTACAGAGATACCTAAGTCCATAAATGTTTCTTGAAACAGCTTATGTTGCGTACCGTTCTCGAAAAGGAACTCTCCTAGGGAATCAACATCCCCAAATTTGACGGTAGAGAGCGTTTCAAAGTTCATTAGTTCATCTTTAAGGCAATAGCAGCCAAAGAAGCCACAATAAAAGCTGCCGAACCAATCAAAATCTGTTCAATACGCTTTAATCTAGCGCAAATGCTGTCATAACGAATCTCACAGACCGCTTCATGGGTATTTAATTTTGCCTGTGTTTGGTCAATTAAAAATTGTGTGGTTTCCATTAGAAGCTACCCGAAGTTCCGTTTCTGCCTGGCACAAATGAGATAATGACCCAATTAGCTCCATCCGATTGCACTTGCACCGCATCAAATTGCCTAGCCAAATTTTCAGTTGTAAACCCATCAATTGTTTGGGATGAAGTAGTAGCTATGATTACTACATTAGCAGAGCTATCAATTTTCTTGATAGCATAAGTTCTTCCAGTTGCGCCAACCGATGTTGGCAATGTAATGGTAATGTTTCCAGTTGAAGCGTTACCTAAAATAGTGCCGTCAATTAAAGTACCTGTGTAATTGGCTGATTTTGTTGTTAAAGAGGTATTTAGACCATTAATAGTGACATTATTAAGCGTTAAATTTCCTACTGATGTTGTTGTGCTGCCAAGCGTTATAGCTGTATTACCTAGCGTTGCTGTACTATTTGCTAACCCAGCATTAGGAATCGTTGTCGCTGCTGTGACATTACCCGTATTGGCGTTACCGTATAGATAGCCTGTTAATGCTTGAGTTCTTAATGTGGAAGAAATATTGGCATAACCAATGTTATCCGTTGTAACGGTGCTGTTTCCAGAGTTGATTGTGACATTATTTAGCGTTAAATTGCCTACCGTTGTAGCAGTATTTCCAAGACCAATCGTGGTGTTACCAAGCGTAATATTTCCATTAGTAATAGCAGTATTGGCGATAGCGATGGCTACATTAGCTGCACTTGTAATTTGTCCTTGAGCATTGATGGTTACTTGAGAAACAGTTGTTGCATTGCCGTATATTCCAGCCGTTACTGTGGTATTTGCAAGTGAAACAGTACCCGTAGTGGTTATTGGACCACCAGTTAATCCAGTACCAGTAGCTACAGAAGTTACTGTACCGCTACCACCTCCAGAACTTCCTGATACCACCTTTAGAACCATGATTACACTCCGTCACCTGGGGTAATATAAATTGTTGCGTTTGCCGTACTTGTACCCGTAAAGTAAGCATTTGGTACAAAAGTTAAAATTTCATCCGTTCCAGCCAGTAGCGGAAAGGCAGAACCACTTGTCGTTACATTAGCTGAAGCTGTAGTTGCTTCGGCAGCCGTTGTGCCATAACCCAAAAATACAACGCTTGTTCCAGCATTAATAATTCGATATTGGTTTCCACCAATAGTGCTATTGGTTACTTGAACTGGAGTAGGCGCAGAAACCGCAGCCGTAAAAACGACAGTATTGCCAGTCTTGGTAAACGCATTAATTCCCATCTGTCACCTCTACCCAAGAGGTTGTAGCTTCATCCCATGAATATCTCTTAGGATTATCTTCTGTTCCTACATCGGTAGGATAAGGTACTGGAGAGTTCCATAAGCAAGTTTCTTCATCTAATAACCAACTTAAAAATGGTTGTGGAGGAATAAAAGCATCTCTCTGCTCATCATAAGTGTAGCCAATACCAGCGTAGTTTTTACGCAATGGTCTGCCTTCAGGATGTTGTCCACCATGCGTATTGTAGGATGTTTGCACCCATCCATGACCAAAGATTCCAGAATCAATGACATCTTGTTCAGCCACAATGACTTGGACTACTATTCCGTTTTCTACTTTTGCAAAATGCGACATGATTGCTCCTTTTAAGCTGTATAAGTTCCTGATGAGTTGTAAGTAAGAATGGTGTTTGTTCCAGATGTGGTTACTGATGGGCTACCTGTAGTTGTGCCTGAGTATCTAGCAGTTGGAATAGATAGTATGACAATACCAGAACCGCCAGCGCCAGAAGTTTTGCTACCAGTATCACTAACATCTCGAACGCCACCACCACCACCACCTCGATTAACAGTTCCACTAGTTGCTGGAGAAGCTGAACCACCAGCACCAGCACCACCTCCGCCAGAGCCACCAGCACCGCCTGTGCTATTTCCTGAACCGCCACCGCCACCAGCGTATGTTGTCGATGAGCCACTAATGCTTGTTGCAACACCAGCACCACCTACTCCACCAGTTCCAGCACCACCATTAACACCACCAACTGCACCAGCTCCACCACCTCCACCACCATCTAGTGTAGAAGCATTTGTTCCACCAGCAAATCCTTGATTTGCAGTTCCAGTTCCACCAACGCCATCAAGGAAAGAACCGCCACCGCCAGAACCACCATTTTTAGCAGCAAAACCATCATAAGCACCTCCACCACCACCGCCTGTGGATGTAATAGTGCTAAATACTGAGTTACTTCCACTATTTCCAGCAACACCGCTTGCAACTCCAGTAGTAACAGCAGTTCCACCAGCGCCAACAGTAATTGTGTAAGAAGTTCCAGGAAACAATCTTAATGGTGATTCTAAAGAGCCGCCACCGCCTGTAGCTGTAATTGTGCTTCTTAAGCCACCAGCACCTCCGCCACCGCCAATTCTTGCTCCGCCACTACCACCACCAGCGACTACCAAATAATTAACAAGATAGCCACCAATTAGCGAACCACTACTTGTAAATGTATGGATAGTATTACCGCCAGAAGTTGTTACTGTTCCACCAGTAAATGCTTGTGAGCCAGCGTAAGAGATAATGACTACACCGCTACCGCCTGAACCTCCAGCGTTTGATGACCATGCGCCACCCCCACCACCACCTGTGTTTGCTGATCCAGCTACAGGAGCATTTGTTGATACTCCACCAGCACCACCGCCACCTGCGCCACCAGTTCCAGCAGTTCCTGTGTTTTGTGCGCCACCGCCACCACCACCAGCATAAGTGACAGAAGTTCCAGAAATAGATGATGCTGTTCCAGCGCCACCGCTACCACCAGTATTTCCTGATGAGTTTCCTCCTACAGCACTAGCACCGCCACCACCACCAGATGAAGTTGACGATGCAGTTCCTCCGTTATTTCCTTGTCCTGATGTGCCTGTGCCACCAGCTGCATTATTTGCACCACCTCCACCTCCAGAACCACCAGAGCTACCAGTAATTCCTCCACTAGCGCCATCCCAACAACCGCCACCGCCACCGCCAACAGCAGAAGTTGAAACTATGCTAAATGATGAGTTTCCACCATCAGTTCCACGACCTGCTGTTCCAGATGTGGCATTTCCACCAGAACCACCAGAACCAACTGTGATTGCATAAATTGAATTGGTGTCAATTGTTAAGCTAGAGCCTGATAATAATCCACCAGATCCACCACCAGCACCGTTATTATTTCCACCACCGCCACCGCCAGCAGCTACAATTAAATAGCTTGCTGTCACCGAAGACAATGGGCTTAATGCACCAGAAGAAGTAAAGGTATGGATAAAGTTACCGCCTGATTGAGTAACAGTTCCACCACCGAATAATTGAGTTGCAGATGTGTAGGAGATAATGACGATGCCTGAACCACCTGCACCGCCAGAGCCAGTTCCAACAGAACCGCCACCACCGCCGCCTGTATTAGCAGTTCCAGCATTAGCTGCTGTTCCGCCACCACCTGTTGTAGTTCCGTTTGCAGTATTTCCAGCACCGCCACCACCGCCAGCGTAAGTAACACTAGAGCCTGAAATAGAAGAAGCTGTACCAGCACCACCATTACCGCCTGTGCCTGATGAGTTGTTACCACCAACTCCACCTGAACCACCGCCGCCACCGCCAGCTCTAAAACTTACTCCGTTTGTTCCACCATTACCGCCAGCATTACCTTGACCTGATGTACCAGCACCACCTGTTCCTGTGCTTGAACCTCCAGTAAAGTTTGAACCACCACCTCCGCCCGAACCGCCAGAATTACCATCAAAATTAGCAGAGTCACCAGCAGCTCCACCTCCACCACCTACTGAAGCGGTTAGTATCCCAAATTGAGAATTAGAACCATTAGTTCCTTTATTTCCTGTTGTTCCTCCAGAACCACCAGCGCCTACAGTAACTGTATAAGATTGGGTTGGGTTAATAGACACAGTGCCTGATAACAGACCCCCTGCTCCACCACCACCAGACCACGCTGCGCCACCACCGCCAGCACCGCCAGCTACTTGAAGGTAACTTGCAGTAACAGTTTGACCGCCTGTCCATCCGAAGGCTGCTAGGGCTGCTGCACCAATTTTAGATAAGCGTGGCATCTATTGACCTATGCAAATTTTGTTTGAGCTGCTAATACTGTAAATGCTGCACTTCCCGTTTTGATAATGACATAGGTATAACTATCAATTGAGCTTGCATTACCGCTAGTAGGAGCAGTTCCACCTTGCCATTTAGGAGTAACAGAACTTCCATCTACTTGAACAACTGAGTTATAGTACGCAGTATTTCCTTGTGTAGCTAAAACAGTACAGGCAACGGATGTATTGTTAGACATTACATTATTTAATGATGTTGCTGAAGTACCCCTAAAATTAACCGTAAAGTTTCCAGTAGCATTAGAAGTGAGATAAAGAACAGCGTTATTAAGCAAATCCATGTTAATGGTTGCGTTAGCAGCAGTAGCCGTAACATTGGCTGGCTCTTGAATAGTCGTAATGGTGACATTAGTTAGTGCTAAATTACCAACAGAGGTCGTAGCAGAACCGATGGTCACAGCCGTATTTCCAAGTGTCATATTGGAAGTACCGCTAGATAAGGTTACATTGGTTAAGGTTAAGTTACCGACTGTAGTTGTGGTATTACCTAGACCAACTGATGCGTTACCGAGTGTCGCTACGGTATTAAAGTTAACATCTAGTTGGGATAATGGAATTGATGTTGTCGCATTTCCAAATATATTTGGTACTGGCATATTAAAACCTCACTCTTAATTCATGTTCAAGTTCAAATGTGTTGACCACAAACCCAGCCGAGTTGGATGTCATGGTTAACCCTAAATACTTTCCCCATTGTTGTGCATCTGACTTATAAAGCTGATAGCCAGTTCCATATCCACCTATCCAAGATATTACAGTAGAACTGTTGTTTATCCAAGGGATTGTAATGTTACTATTGTTATACCAAGTAATAAAATTACCCAAAATATACACAGAACTTGATCCAGTTTCAGAATCAACCGTAACATCTAGGGCTGCGCCTTGGGTAAGCGTTGCTTCAATACCAAATTTTAAGGCTTGTTTGGTACGGATTGGATCAGTTAATGGCAATAATGCCGTTCTTATACGGCTTGTAATACCGCCTGTAGAATTTGCATATAACCGATATAAGCTATTACCAGAAGTACCATACAAAACAATCTGACCTTCTTCTGGAACGGAAGTAATGTACTTAATATCATTGCCCTGGCTAGAAATAAACCATTTCTTTTCAAAGAAAATTGCCTGAATGTACCGATAACTATTGGTAAAAGTTGTATCGTTATAACGGAAGTTAAAGGCAGCGCACAAAATGTTATTTAGTAATACCTGACCAGCGTAAACAGGGTTTGCAAAGTCAATATTAGGGAAAACACCATCTAGGGGATCAGATAATTTAGAGGTTGTAGAACCGACTAGAGCATATACCCCATAGTTATTCATAAATAAGACTGATCTAAAGTACGGGAATATAGCGTTTTTAAGCTCTGAACCCACCGATGCGCTGACATTAGTATTGGTAAATAAAGTAAGCCCAGATGAGGTAACCCGTACATCCGAAAACACATTAATGGAGTTATCGCCAAAAATGTACAAAAAGTTGTTAGCGCTTAATAACTGAATAATGTTGCCATGCAGCGTAGAATCAGTTAAGGTTACCGATCCCGCAGAAACGCTCGTAAAGTCGCTATACGACCCCGCAGAGCTGTAATAGACTGATCGACCAGCCGCAATCCAAACACGCCCTGAGAAGCTCGCTATGCCCACATTAGGCTCAGAATTGACAATGGCTTGCAAGACAGCGCCATTACCCCCACCGCCAGACACAGTAGCCGTAACATTGGCAGCATTGGTGTAACCCGATCCTTGGTTGGTCATAATGACCTGGGTAACAACATTTCCTAAAACAATGGGTACAGCCGTAGCTCCCGCACCCCCACCGCCTGAAATGGTAACAATGGTATTGGCTGCGTTGGTGTAGCCTGATCCTTCATTAGTAACGACTAAAGACAGAGTTCCAGTTTTAAAGCTAAATAATTGGGCTACCGCATTAGCGCCCGTACCACCACCGCCACCGCTAAAGGTAACGGTTAAATTGGCTGCATTTGTGTATCCAGTACCAGCATTAGAAACCGATACAGAGGTAACTACATTGCCTGTAGAGATGGTGGATGTAGCATTAGCCCGTTCCCCGCCCGTTTGGTTTGGAGCGCTAATGGTAACCGTTGGCGCTTCGGTATATCCTGAACCCTGATTAACAATTCCTATCAATCCAACAGAACCGATAGTTACAACATTATTACCATCCCAATTAAAGTAACCCTTAGTAGGATCAAGGATGAGCATACGCTCGTTATTCCATTGGGTAGTATTAATTCCTGTAGTGCTAAAAGTGCCAGCAGTAGCCACATTGCCAAAAGTATCGGTATTGATGTTGAAATACTGTGCCGAGCCATCTTGCATAAAGGCTACAACATAGTCATTTAGTCCAATATTGACATTGGTTAGATGAGTAACCGTATTAGAAAAAACTACCGCATTACCAACTGAATTATTAACAACTTCACTATTGGAGATAATCTTAATATTTCCATAGCCAATTGGTTGGGCGTTTTCAATCCAATTAAATTCGCTTTCATCAATGGCAGTACGGTTAGCCTTGGTGTTTAGCCCTCTAAACTGTTTGATAACGGCATAGGACTTTTTCTGTTCCGCTGCTGCCATGGCTAGTAAGGTGAGCTATAAGGTGTTGGGATTCTGCGGGTAAATACCGAGGTAAGAACCGAAGCAGTTTGCTTGTTGTATTCTTGTTTATAAATCTCGGCTTCACCATAACTTTGTTCGTAATACTTGGCTAGGTAAGCTGCGTAAAATTTAATAGAACTAGTGTATGGGTCTTTAATTGTATCTTCTTCACTAGAAGTTACCAATGGTAATGGCAAGATAACCGTATCAATTTCAAGCTGGTAGGCTTGATCTGGAATTGGACCAATATAGATATTGCTTTGTCCATAGTTGCTAAATGCCAAAGGTCTGCCAATGTAGTTTTGCCAAAAGCGCAAACGAACATTAAAGTCTGACCAGGCTAAATAATCCATGGGTACACGGGTGTTACCCCAGTACAGATTAATATTAATAATATCAAGGGTTCTGTCACCTGACGGCATGGATGCGTAGTAAATATTTTCGCAGTTACCCACATAAGTAAAGCCAGCCGTACCATTTAAAAATTGGGTAGAGGGAGGGTAATTGGTAATGTTATTGGTGTTGCTTTGTGGATAGGGTGGCGCAGTTGTATCCGTTGTTCCAGCAAGAGTAACTTGATAAATAAATATATTACTAAAAATAAAATCATTTAAAGCGACTGGTGTACTAGCTGTCCACGCCACAGGATTAGTAGGAGTTGCGCTATTTAAAGCAGATGCAGCGGGTACTTTGGCTGGAGTTTGTACAATCTGGATTGTTCTTAAGCATCCAGTATCACGGACTACACGCTCTCTAGCGCTATTAATGTAGTCTGTTAATTGTGTATCGGTATAGAAGTTTCCGTTAGCATCATGGAGTAATCGTCTGACTTCCGTAATGTAAGTCGATAGAGTTGCCATCTAAACTCCATAAGTCATGCTGCCACCGAGAGGACTTTTCCCCCCGCCCTCTTTTGGGAAGGTAGGGGTACTCTTTCCACCAACGGGGATAACGATTGGTTCTTTTTAGGCGCTTGAGTAGATAAATCCCATTGTGCTAAACGATCCAAGCCTTCTTGAAAATCGTTAGCGGTTTTTATCCATCCCAACCTAGCCAAGTGGGTGGTCTTATCTTCTTTACCGTAACCAAAAATATGACGAGCAGCTTCATCTGGAATCTCCAAAGTTTTGCCTTTTTGAAAGTCATAAAACACTCCACCGAAGCCATCTCTTAGGTCTTGGTCGGAGTTATTGGTTACATAAATCATTAGAAGCTCACCACTTGTCCAAATACACAAATATCTACTGTGTTGGTATTACCAGAAGCGGTATTAACATTCACATATAGAGCTTGAGTTGATGCGCCAGAAACAACGGTGTTGGCTGTGTATGCAATTGCTAGGTCTTGGTATTTCCCAGATGCGCTAACAGCGCTTAAGGTCACATTGGCAACAACCACATTGGCTGCGCCCATGTTTCCTGTACTAAGACTACTAATACCAATAGCTGCAAGTGCCACATTTCCAGAAGGGTTTTGCACCGTTACTTGACGGATAATTACCCCACCAGAATTTCCAGTTGCACCACCGTTGGTTAACCCGCCTGATACGAGAGGAATCTTAATCTGCGCAGTTCCCGTTGTTGCTAGGGATTGCGCAGTTAATTTTCCAATCAAGCCGTATCCAAAACCGTCAAGGTAAAGATTACCTACTTTATTGGGGTTAGCCATTGTTTCTCTCCTTAATCGTTGTAAGTGCCAGAAGCAGCTTCACCACCGTTTACAGTAGCCAAGGTTACTGTAGCGTTGGTAGTTGCTAGCAAGCGGACATTTACACCATCAGAGAGTACAACACCACCCACATTGATTGCGCCCACATTTGAATATGTAGCAACATTGGAGGTTGTATTGTATGCCGATACTGCTTGGATAATCACATTGGCGGTTGCAAACATGATGTAAGTACCAGCAGGAACGGTTGTACCAGCGGTAGTTGCAGCAATGGTTGTAAGTTGCCAATAAGCTCCAGGCGTATTGGTTGCGCTACCTGAAATCAGGATTTTATTTAAGCCGAGTGCCATGACTAGTTCTCCTTATAAAGAAATAGAGTTGTAGCCAGACACTCTGGTCATTGACTTCGGCTTGGTGCTTACCAATTCGGCAATCATCAAGACAGCGCCAACATAACCAATCTGCCAGTTTGGTAGAGTGCTTTCAAATCCAGTAAACACAAAGCTACCTTGATCGTGAATATACAAGCTCAAGTAGTTCGAGTTAATGAAATAGACAACACCCTCTGGGCAATAAGGGTCTGGATAAATAGGTACACCAGCAACCATCAAAGCACGGAAAGCTGCTTGTGGTCCATTGGTATCGCTGTCAAAACCGCTACCTGGGGTAATCACATACTGCTCTTGACCAACATAGTCTTGAGCCAATAGTGTCCAAGTACCAAATCCGCAAACACCAAAAGTAGGAACTTCTGCACCGTTTTTAACAGTTCCAGAAATGTACTGAAGGATATTTTGACGAGTTGGGTTGACTGATCCAGCGTTGTAAACCTTCGATTGCCACCAAGTATAGGTGCTACGGTTAATGTTACCGTATGTACCCATGTTAGTACCATCGTCAATTGCGCCTGGCAAACCAATAAATTGTTGAGTGTTCGTGTAGTTGGTGTACAAAGCAGTCGCCATTGCATCCATCATCACATTGGTTGCATCGTTCATACGAGCTTCAATGAGAGGAATAATTGCATAGTCTTGCTGTACAGCACCTTCCATCCCGAGGAATGGTACAGGAGCAATCATCAGTTTAAGGTTGAACTCAGCGTTGTATGCACCTTGCTGTACTGATGGTTGCGTAAAGCTACCAGAGTAATCAGACCATTGTGCGTTAACGAACTGAGCGCCTTGTACTGGCACAGTTACTTGGGATACACCACCTGAAGCCTGTTGACTATTTGCAATCAACGCAGCCATCAAGGGTGTGCTGTTATAAAGTTGTACGACCAGTTTGGGGATAAACGCTCTACGAGTTACATAAGTAAGTTCGTTATATTGCGATGTACCCGCTGCTGGAAGAATACCGCCGCCTATAGGCATAGTTTATCTCCAAACAAAAATCTAAATATCCCCTATTACTGCAAACTTCAAATACCAATTGGTCGAGTGTTTTTACGCAATTCAGCCAATGCTTTTGCTGCTTCGTTTCTAGCACCTTGTACTGGGTTTTTCCAATAGTTATTCAGGTCAAAACCTTTTAACGGACTTGGGTTATAGCCAGATGGTGTAGGCACAGCAGCTTGTTTCATCCAATCAAAATACTCGGCAGCCGTTTCGTGGTTTGATATGTTCTTCTCAAGCATAATTTTCTCGATCTGTTGAATATCATCATCCGAACTAGCTAAACCTTTTTTAATCAATCTATCTCTGCGCTTTTGCAATTCTTCCAACGCTTCTTTTTCTTTCAGCTTGGCTTCCAATTGCATGACCCGATCTTCAGCAGCGCTTACTTTTTGCTCAGTATAGTCCTCGATTTCGAGTTCAGGTATGGGCAAGTTTGGGCGCAAGCGTTTTGTTAAACGCAATGCTTCTTTACGAGTAGAAGGATTCTCAGCCAACTCTTTCATCAAGAGGGCTAATTCATCCCGCTGTTCTAAACTAATATCTTCTAAGCTCATCTTTATCCCCTTTTTTCGTTAGATGACTTTTTTGGTATCACCAGGCTGGCTCATGGTCATCATGTTTTTGCTACCAGCTTTGTTTGATGCAGACAAGCCACCAAATTGAGAATAACGGGGAGTATTGATTACTTGTCCGTTCCGCTGGTTATTGTCGGTTGGTTTGCGAGGAGCAGAAGCACCACGGGGTTTAAACAGTTCCATAATAATTTCCTTTACATGGGTTGAGGTAATGGCATATTGCCGCCGCTAGGCATTGCTGGCGGGGTTGGCATCATGCCAGGAATCGCTGGCGCAGAGGTCATTGCTTTACTCTCAGGTGTTGCGCCACCCGCTTGAGGTAAAGTTTGCAACATATTTAAAATTTCAGTCGGTTGCAATTCATCGGTACGCTCTTTGTTTGGTCCAAGAATCCCCGTAATCACACGGATTGCATCTAAGACACGCTTTCCTTCAGCAGAGTTCACGCCAATGCCAGGCAAACTTTGATTGAGCAAATCCATCGCCATGGATAAATTCAACATAGCGGATTCTTTACTGCCCATCTTGGGTTCAGGTGTTGACATGGGAGCTGCCATGGGTGGGGTTGTCACATCGGACAGCACCGCTTCCTCATCTTTTACTTCGACCATTCCGCCTGGGGTTGCTCCATCCCGCTGGCTTCTAATCATTTTCATCAGGTCTTGTTGTGGCACAGCCATACATTTTTCCTATCAAATTACTGCATAGATTAAACCTAATCTATAAGTTGTCAAGTGGGTAGCTGTATTTTAATTCCCGCTACCCGAGGAAATCCCGTGAAGGAACTTATCGACAGGCTTTACGACCACGCTTCATTTTCTTACCGTACATATCAATCTCCTTAAAAATTAACGCACATCACGCCCGTACACCCGTGTACTAGGTGAACGAGAGTAATTCTGAAATCCTTGATTCCGATATTGCAATTGGGCTGGTGCATCACCTCGCTTGAGGGATTCCGTATTTACAATCGGCTGATCGGCTCTTGGTTGTATCTGTTGATTTTCCATATTTACCCCACTATTGGTTCACTTGGACCACCTGAGGTTGCAGAAGCGGGTAGGCTTCCACCACCACCTGTTGTCATCTTAGTCTTTAATTTATCTTTTAACAACTGCTTCATCGGTGGCTCTAGCATATCAAGCAACGCTTCTTGGTCAATTGCTCCCGCCTTAAACAAGTTAAACGCTAAGTTCTTTAAATCCTCGGTAAAGATTGGGCTATTGCTATGAGCATCGACTTTAACCACAAAATCCCGTGTAAATTGGTCTGCAATAAAGGGATCACCCTCGGTGTCGGTGTAATGGGTAGGATCATAGAATTGCATGAGCTTGAGGTACATGGTAGCGACCTTCTCAAGCGCATCCTCAATAATTAATGCCCGTTTCTTAGCCCGTGAGCTACCTAATCGTGCCAATTGGCTAGCGTGACCTTGGCTTCTAACGCCTGATTCGCCACGCCCAGACAGAACATTGGAGATTCCTGATACCTCGGCAAACATCGCATCAATTTCTCGCAACATATCAAACAAATCATTGGGCAAATTCGGTGCTAAACGATCCACTTTAGCGTTGGGCATATCCGAAGCGAGCAGTCCACCCGCCCGATTTAAGGCAAAATTCTTCTCATCGAGTATGCCCGTAAAGCCTGTCAGGGCTGTAGGAGGGCTAACTTGCTTACTGAGTAAGTCCAAAATCTCGGTCATGCGGTTATTGCGCAAGGATTGAAGCAAAATGAGCTTCTGGCACTCCGATTCACCCCAGTAATAATCGTATAAAGGGTTCGGACAGAGCTGGATAAATGGACATTCACCCTTCATAAACAAGGATTCGCCAGGTCTATCGTAAATAATTACATTGGGCTGGGCAATGGTGACTACCTGATAGTCACCAATATCATCATTCCATACCCACAATTCGTGCATTTCCACGGTATCTTCGGCTAATCTGGCTTGATAGCGCATCTCGCCATACAAATCCATGTCCACATTACCGTAAATGGTTGGGTTGGTTTGGCTTGTAACAATGCGATTGACCGCATCAGGAATGTCGCTATCTTGTGGACCAGAGCCAGTCGTGACACGCTTGACTAGTTCATCTCGCTTGGGATGGGAATACAGACGGGCGTAGAGGTCCGATTTAGTAATGTAATAGGTTTGAACGATGGCTTCTTGCCTGTCTGTATAAGGGGTGTCCTCACGCAGTACGCCTACGGAGGATGGTTCAATCATGTACGGGTGTATGCCGTTATTAACCACTAACTTTAAATAAGTGGTGTTGTACACCAAAGACCAATTTAAGGCTTGAGAAAACACTTGGTCGGCATTGGAGTTCATCCACTCATCATTTAAGGCATTAGTTAAAGATGGTGTTTTGCGGTGTTCAATGTGATTGACTGACGCACCAAGCTGAATGGAAAAGCGTGTAGTGTCTGCCGAATACAAGAAAGAAGAAAGCTGGTCAAGGTGCGGATTAATTTTATTAAAGTAAGCTGGTGGTTCTTCTGGACCAGCGCCAAACAAGTAATACGCCCGTAGGGTATGGTAATCCGCCCGCCTTTCCTCCTTGGATACCAAGCATTTTTGCAAGGTTTCTAAATAAAAATCTTCTCGTTCTTGTGCGTTTGATGGGATTCTCATGTCTTAATCTTTAAGTTGTCAGGATCACGCAGAGTAGATTTTGGATCAACCCTAGGTCCTGATTGTATGCCAGCTTGAGAAGGTGTCAAGCCCACCGCTTCATCCCGTACTGGTTGAATACCTCGACCAGCTAGTAAGGATTGCATATTTAGTCCTTGGAATCCGCCACCCCAGATCGCTGAATCACCAGGGCGGGCTTCTTTTGGCTGCGCTTGCGGGATCGATTCAGGTTTGAGCTTGTCCTTGTTACCTCTTTTGCGGGTAGCGTACTTTTCGACTTCTGCGTATTCTTTTTCGGAGAACTTGTTTTTACGGGTAAGGTATCCGCTTTGGTTTTCGCCTTCTCTGGTGGTTTTGATGTTTGACATATCAAACTCGATGGCAAGTTGCTTGGTTGACTTGTCGGTAAACCGAGTTTTTGCTGAAAGCATTGCTGGAGCTTGGAGAAAAACGATAAAAACTTCATCTTGACATCCTTTCATTGGGCATTTTGCCTTGTTGCTTTCAAAGTACCCGTGTGTTGGGCATTTGTAATCATTTTTTACAGCCATATCATCCCCTTCCTAACTGTTCATCTAATGTACTATCTGAATAATCATACTTCTTATTAATGCCTAACTTAATCTTAATCTTTCCATTAACCACTTGCAGCTTGGTCACTTTCTCGAGTGCTGGCTTGGATTCTTTGCGGTACTGCACAAACTTGCTGGTATCTCGGTTTTGCATAATGGCAACTTCGCCATCTTTCCACTCGTTGTACGCTTTGCTAACCCGCCTTTGCACATACTCACTCAAAGGTTCGGTGTTGTTTAAAAACACATCCCGTATTTGATTAATGGATACGCCACACAAATCGGAAAACAAGGGAATACTGATTCCTCGATCTTTGTCCGACAAAAATCGGTGCATGATAATTTTTAAATCACGCTTTGGAATCGTGGGTTTCATTGTCCATACACCCCAATGCGTTTTAAGTAATCCGATACATTACGCCCAACGGTTAATTGCTCTGGAGTAAAGTCGTCTTGCACCCGTGAGATATTGCGGGTAATTTTTTGGGCTATTAGCCTAGGTTGTACTTGCTCGGCAAAAGCAGCGCACGCCAAAGCAGACGCAATTACTCGGTCATCCTTATTACGCCCAGAAGCCATGATTGAGCCGCCATCACGCACCATGGTTTTCATTTCTTCAATGGTGTCCATGTCGTAAATGTCCATCATGCCACGCTCAAAGTAATCTTTCATGTAGGTGAGCATCCGTTCCTTAGTCGCTGCGGTAGTCAGCCAGCCAATGCTGTTTGATATACCCCCCAAGGTATCGTTTCTGCGCCAAATGTAGTTTTGCATATTGGCGTACACATCCATCAAGTCTTTACCCAAAGCGCTACCCATGTTGGCAGCTTGTCGTCTTAAATTCTTTAGCTCATTAATCACGGCTTGACCTGGACCGTTGACTTCAAGGTTTAGGGTAGAGTTTTTGTATGCACCCGCTAAGTGGGCAATGATCCAGGCAAACTGGTAAGTGTTTAGTTCCGAAGTCGCAAAGGAAGCCACTTGCTCAAGACCGTCAGCATATACCCGATAGACCTGAATACAGAAGCGATCAGCCCAATCAGAACTACCGTAAGCGGGATCAGCGCCAATAACATAATAAGCAGTATCAACAGGCTGCTCCCAAATTTTGAGCGAAGCCAGTCTTTCTGTGGATTTAAGGACTTCAGTATCTTGGAAGTTAACTCCAAAGCTATATCTAAAGTATTCACAATCCATTCGCTTAATCTTTTTGACGGCATCCGTACACCTCGCATTAGAAAAGAAAGAAGTACCCGTCATTACAAATGCGTAGTCCTCGGTAGGCGGGAACTCTTGGTACATTAAGCTGTCATCCTTAATGCCTTCATAGAGTTTCCAGCGCCACCAAGCTATTTGACGGCTATTAATTTCAAAGTCATAGAGTTTTTTAATGTCTTTTACCCACTCTTTTTCTTCGCCTGAGAGCTTGCCATCCCAGTACACCTTATAGGTTTGACCATCAGGATCAAGGCTGTAGAGTTCATTGCGCCACCAGCCACAGAAAATGGCTCTTTGCGTTCTAGCCCGTTTAGCGGTGACATACATATCGTGGAACATATT